TGGTTTTGATGCGCTTCGCAATGCAACCGCGCAAGTTAATACCACAGCTATAGGTTATAGGACGGCCAGAAATTCTGAAGGCGCGAATTTTACGGCTATCGGCGCTCAGGCTTTTTACACTGGCAACACAGGTAATAACAATACAGGTGTTGGTGTTAATGCGGCGTATGCAAACACCTCTGGAGCGAATCTTACTGGGTTAGGAACAGCGGCACTGCGCTTTAATACGACAGGCTCTAACAACACAGCTTTGGGATATCGCTCCCTCTATTCAAACACCACCGCCTCTGGAAATACCGCAGTCGGTTATCAGGCGCTTTATCTAAACACTACAGGCGATCCGAATACTGCTGTTGGTTTCCGTGCTTTAGCAACTAACGACGCAGGTGAATACAACACGGCAGTAGGTTATTGGGCTTTACAGGACAACACTACAGGCTTGGCTAACGATGCCTTTGGTTATGGCGCACTAGAAAATAACACGACAGCGAGCAACAACGTAGCAATTGGAAGCGACACCCTTAAAGCTAATACGACGGGTGCAAACAACACTGCGGTAGGTAGACAGGCTCTCAACGACAACACTACCGCTTCTAACAATACGGCTGTAGGTTATGATGCTTTAGCTAAAAACACCACAGGTCAGTACAACGTAGCAGTAGGAAGCACGGCGCTACAAACTGTCACGACAGCAAGCTCTAACACAGCATTAGGCTATGGCGCTTTAAAACTTAACACAGCCGCATCAAACACGGCTGTAGGTGAAAGTGCGTTGCTTGTAAACACTTCGGGTGCAGGCAATGTAGCAGTCGGCGCTGGTTCGCTTGACGCAAACAGTACAGGCTCAAGAAACACGGCAGTTGGACAATCTGCTTTAACATCGCAAACCACCGCAACAGACAATACCGCTGTCGGTTATCAGGCAGGTAAAATCACCACAGGCGTTGACAATACGGCGTTTGGCTCTGAAGCGCTACGTGACAATACAAGTGCAGGTCAAAGCACGGCTATTGGTAGGGCGGCATTAAGAACTAGCACTGGTGCAAATAACACTGCCGTAGGTCATGCGGCTTTGTTGACTAACACGTCAGGTACAAATAACGTAGCTGTCGGTACAAATGCCCTAGACGCTAATACAACAGCCAGCAACAACACGGCAATTGGTACTGGCGCGGCATCTGATAGCACCACTGCAACAATGACGGTAGCAGTAGGTAAAGACGCGCTTGCCTCCCAAACTACTGGAGGCTCTGGCGCTGGGTACAACACCGCAGTAGGTGGTGTGGCATTAGGTAGTGTAATTACTGGCTATTACAATGTCGCTGTCGGCTACGCCGCAGGTAATACTTATACTAGCAGTGCGCTAACTGCTATTGGCTGGGCTTCTTTTTCAGTTTTAACGTCAGGCGGAGGCAACACAGGTCTTGGTTATAGAACAGGTGTGGCCACTACTACGGGTGCTAACAACACAGCCATCGGCTATCAAGCATTAGTAACTAACACCACAGGCGCAAGCAATACAGCAGTAGGGCAGGACGCTCTTGATGCTAATACGACTGGCGTTGGCAATACAGCACTTGGCCGACAAGCTGGCACGGCAAATACAACAGCCAACCACTCAACTTATATTGGCTATGCGGCAGGTGAGTTCTCAACAGGAGAAAAGAACACTCTAATAGGTCAGCAGGCAGGCTATCTAATTACATCGGGTGCTAAAAACTCTGTCATCGGACGTTTTTCAGGCAACCAAGGCGGCCTCGACATCCGCACCTCAAGCAACAACATCGTCTTGTCAGATGGTGACGGTAATCCACGGCAAGTAATTAATAGCTCTGGCAGAGTAGGTATTGGCGCAACCGCACCAACAGGCAGTTTGCATTTAAAAGATGTTACTGACTCTAGTGGATCAGATGTGTTTTACGTTGCTCAAAACACTACAGCAAATCGAATTGCTGGATATCAAGTTTTTGATGAGAGCGGCACAGCTTCTTTAAAGATGCAATATGATAACGGCGGCAACAACGCTACTATCATAAATCCAAATAACGGATCACTAGCCATCTACTTAGGCGGAACAGCCGCCGCCAATGCGCTAGACGACTACGAAGAAGGGACGTTTACTGCAACGCTTAAAGGTTCAACTAGCGAACCCGGAACACTAATTACAGCGACAAGCGCCAAATATACAAAAGTAGGCAATAGAGTACATTTTGCTATAGGTTTTGAAAATAAAGATACCACTGGATATGCAGGCGTAATGAGCATTTCCGGGCTTCCTTTTACAACCGGAGGCCCAAGAGCGGTAGTCAGTGTGGTTCATTACGGAACAACTACATGGACAGCTGGTCAAGTTCCCATAGCCATTATAGGAACAAGCCAGACAACAATAGATTGCTTGGTTCAAATTTCTAATTCAGCATGGGCATCAAGTAATCATAATGCAGGCGCTGGCAAATACCTGTGGCTTTCAGGAACATACGAAGCCGCCTAATTATCTCAAGTGGACTCTTGAGACGGACTAAAGGAGAAAGACAATGGCATTAACAGAAGCAAACATCGACGACAAAATTGAAGTAGTAGGCGACTACAAGGCAGTACAAATTCGTACTGCACGAGTTATCTATGACGACGGCGTAGAGATTTCAGGAGGCCGCACATTTTCACGGCGTGTGTTACACCCATCTACTAAATCAGGTGGCACATGGTCAAACACAGACATCTCAGGCGAAAGCACAGAGATTCAAGGTATCTGCAATGCAGTATGGACTGACGCTGTACGCACTGCTTATCAAACCGCAATGGACGCACAGGAGGCTTAATCCATGACTGACGAAGCAAGAACCGCTGAAGAGCGCACACAAGACTTTACTGCTATGGGCCATAGCGTAGATCTTATCAACGACATCGTTGCTGGTAACCAAGACGATATGGAAGCCGCAGAGCGTCAAGACTGCGTTGACCGTAACGTGGCTCACCTTGAGCTTATGGTTGCTAAGGACGATTGGGATGGCGAGGACATGACTGCGTCCAATGCCGCAATCACCGCAGGGCAGGGTTATACTGCCGCTTAAACTTAACCACAACTTGGAGTAACGAAAATGGGAAAAGACGAAAAGACCCCAATCACCGTTAACGGCCAAGAGTACATCCTTGAAGATTTTACAGATCGACAAAGAGCGCTCTTGAACCACATCAATGATCTCGATCGAAAGATCGGCAATTCTCAGTTCAACTTAGAACAGCTTTCATTTTGCCGCACAAAGTTTATCGAAGACTTAGCACAAGATCTTGAAAGTGAGGAGATCACCGATGAGGATTACGAAGAAGTGTCTGCTGACTCTGCTGATTAGTCTCTCAAGTCCTGCCTTCGGGCAGGACACCCCTGAGGTAGATCCCGTACCGGAGGTTGATCCACCGCCAGTAAGGGACGATGGTGAATACGAGCCAGACTTTGATGGCGATGGGGATGACACAAACATTGAGGGCGACTTAAACACGTCGAACTCAAACAACAACAACGTCAACAAGACGTACAACGGTGCTGGCTCTGGTAGACAGATGCCTGCGAATACTGCTGTCTCTCCTTCTTTAATGAGCACAGGTCAGCAATCATGCCTTAAGTCACTTTCTGGTGGTGTACAGTTAGTAGGTTTTGGCGTGTCTTCTGGTCTTTATCGGCAAGATGAAGAGTGCAACCGTAGATTAAACGCGATTACGCTCTCAAATATGGGTATGAAAGTGGCCTCTGTCAGTTTGATGTGCCAAAATGCTCAGGTATGGAGAGCCATGTTTATGAGCGCAACTCCATGCCCAATTATTCGGTCTGGCAAATTACTTGTGGGTAAAAATGCCGTACTAGCGATTAAACAGAATCCAGCTATGTGGATTCCCGATTATGAAGAGGACAAGGCTTTTTACGATGAGCTTTTAGCCGGAGGGGGCGATGACAGCGGCGAGCAAGAGTCTAATAGCGGTAGCCTTAGCGATCGTTTCCGTACCACTAAACGCGACCGAGATTGACGATTTAGTTAACACCTCTCAAAGCATTCGTGACACGTTTGCTTACGGCATCAAGACGATTGCAGGGGGCGAATCCTACGCTGGGGAAGGCTACATTGCTCCAGCTATGGCCGAGAACTGTCACATATCTAAAGAACAGCAAGACGCCTACAATGCCGCCGTTGCCGCAGTTCAAGCGGCTACTTACTCCTATGATCCCAACGCGGATCAATACTTCCAAGACCAAGCCGATCAAGCAATGGACACTGTGTCAGAGATGATCGATGCCTACGTCGAAGCCGCACAAACCATCATTATGGTCGCTACTGTTAACGAAATGGCGCAGGACGCACAGACAGCGGCAGATGAGCGCGAGGCTATGGCCTTACAAGAGTTCATGGGTGCAAACGATGTAACGTTACAGGATGAAGAGATTGAAGCCTACAACGACGCGTTATCTAACACCGAACAAGCAATACAAGTTGCCGCCGCGTATATGGCGGTCGCTAATGATGAAAACTTACTGAATCAAGCAGATAATATGGCTAGAGAGTACAACGTGACTTTTGAGGAGGCCGCGTCTGTTTTCTTTGACTTAGACACACAAGCCGTTTGGGTATCGTTTGACGGCGGTAGCACCATTCAAGGCTTGCAGGTAGGTAACTACTTTGTTGCCGCAGAAGATGTGTTAACACGTGCTGAAACACAAGAATTTTGGACCACGAGCCCCGAGGGAGGGTGTTGGTTCGCTGAAAACCAAGAGGAGTGCTTGAACGGTGGCCCTTGAAGATTTAGAAGTTAATGTCGGCGGGACGTCCATCAAGGGCGTTTGGATTGCTATCGTGCTTACTTTTGGCTCAACAATTGGGGGCGGAATCTGGGCGGCATCTCAGTTCTTTGCACAATTGAATGAGCAGTCTGAAGCGGTGATCGCGGCTACAGCGCAAGCAGAAGGTTTGGCTACGCGGTTCGATGACTTGCGTGAGATGAACGCCACACGACTGCAAGCGATGGATGTCAAACTGTCGAACATGGAGCAGGCTATGACAGCGGCAGATGTTGAGAATCTGCAAGGCAAGCTAGCAGAACTTGGCGCTAACCTCGTGCAAATTATGGATGCACAGCAAGAGCTACTGGACTTACGCGATCGTATCAGTACAGTAGAGAAAACATCATCCGAAACAGAGCTACGTGTTTCTGGTAAATTAGATGCGTTATCTACAATAGATGAGCGTCTCAAGCGTTTTGAGCGCGATATGGATGACCTTTGGACGGCAATAGACGCAACAAATCCTTTAGGCGGTAACTAATGGACACAGCAGAAGAAGCGCTCAAGCGCATTGAAATACATGAAGCCGAGTGCAAACTGCTACGACAAAACATTGAAAAGCGGTTGGACCAAGGTAACGAGCGGTTTAACAAACTAGAGCGTATGATCCTCGCAATCTACCCCTTCCTGATTGCAGTTATCGGCGCGGCGGAGTATTTCAGATGAATTTTGACAAAGTAAAAGGGTTAGTGGGGTCACTGGCTCCTACACTTGGAGCCGCTTTGGGCGGTCCTGTCGGCGGTGCGGCGGCGTCCATGTTGGCAGATGTGCTTGGTTGCGATCCAGTTCCGGCAAAAATGGAGAGAGCTTTACAGCAGGCCACACCTGAGCAGTTAGCTGAAATTAAAAAGGCTGAACTAGACTTTGAGGTCCGTATGAAGGAACTCGAAGTAGACGTGTTTGCGCTTGAAACTAAAGACATTCAGGACGCACGCTCTAACTTTTCTACAGACTGGACAGCGCGAACGATTGGGCTAATCATGGTCCTATTTTTCTGTTCTTTCTGTGCGTTTATCGTTATCGAGCCGCCCGGTTCGACGTCTATGGAACTTATTAATTTGATCTTGGGTTACCTTGGCGGTCTTGTTTCCGCAGTCGTATCGTTCTATTTTGGTGCGTCTCAGAAACAGGACTGACTTATGAGTAAGCTCGTTGCACAATTAAAGCGCCATGAAGGTGTAAAGAAGTTTTGCTATCTGTGTCCGGCTGGTTTTGAAACTGTCGGTGTGGGTAGAAACATCAGTCAAAACAATGGCTTAGGTCTATCTGATGACGAGATAGACTACCTCCTTGAAAACGACATAAAACGGTGCAAACAAGAGTTGATCGCACTGTCGTGGTTCGTGGACCTTGATCCCGTGCGTCAAGACGCCATTGTTAACCTGTGTTTTAATCTAGGTATGACGCGTCTGCTAGGTTTTAAGAATGCTTTAGCGGCGATGGAGGCAGGAGATTACCCCAAAGCCGCCGACGAATTTTACGATTCGCGTTGGGCCAAACAGGTAGGATCACGCGCCGACGAGGTTTGCGAAATGATCCGTACTGGTCGATACGGAGAAGGGTATGCGTAATACTGTTCAGGCGAGAGACATCGATGGTAACACTGAGCCAACACACACAGTAGAAGTTGTTTGTGCTCATTGCGGCTATGACCTTGACGAAGCCGAGCTAGAAGCCGACACTTGTTCAGATTGTGGTCAACCTCTTAACTTAAAAGAGAGCGTATCTATACAAGTAACCACGTTGCCACCGGTATTTGGTGACACTCTATAGGTGCGATATGGCGTTAAAAAAATTAGCTTTCAAGCCGGGAATCAATCGTGAGGTAACACGATACACTAACGAAGCTGGTTGGTATGAGTGTGACAAGGTACGATTTCGGCAAGGGTACCCCGAAAAGATTGGTGGCTGGGAACGTATCTCTGTGTCTACCTTTCAGGGCGTATGCCGTTCGCTATCCAACTGGATAACGCTTGGAAGCATTAACCTCATTGGCGTAGGCACGCACCTCAAGTTCTATTTAGAGCAAGGTGGCGGATACAACGACATTACGCCGATTCGAGAGACCACCGCCGCTGGTGATGTGACCTTTGCGGCTACCAACGGGTCAACCACACTGACGGTAACTGATACCGGCCACGGTGCACGTGAGGGAGATTTTGTTACGTTTAGTGGCGCGGTAACACTAGGCGGTAACATTACGGCTAGCGTGCTGAATGCGGAGTATCAGATCGTAACAGTTCCAGATGCTAACTCTTACACCATAACAGCCACAGCTACGGCCAACGCGTCCGACACAGGTAACGGCGGGTCTTCAGTTGTTGGTGCGTATCAGATACGTACAGGTGAGCCTTACGAAGTGCCTCTGACTGGTTGGGGTGGTGGCACATGGGGTGCTGGTGTATGGGGTACCGGTGGCACATCGACCGAAGCTATCCGTCTCTGGAGTCAGTCTAACTTTGGTGAAGACTTAGTATTTGGGCCACGGGGTGGTGACATCTTCTACTGGGATGCAACCAACGGCGTAGAGACTCGTGCCGTGTACTTAAACACGCTATCAGGTGCGTCGAACGTACCTAGCAAACAAAACTTTATTCTTGTATCTGACGTTAGCCGGTTCGTCTTTTGTTTCGGCGCAAATCCGCTGGGTTCTGCAACGTTCGACCCTATGCTGATTCGGTGGTCTGACCAAGAAGATCCTGCAAACTGGACGCCAGCCACTACAAACCAAGCCGGTGACCTGCGACTATCCAAAGGCACAGAGATCGTAACGGCTAAACAGTCACGCCAAGAGGTGCTTGTTTGGACTGATTCTTCTCTTTACTCACTTCAGTACCAAGGTGCGCCGATCGTGTGGGGCGTGCAGTTGGTGGGCGATAACACCTCTATTGCCTCTCAAAATGCCGTTGGATTTTCTGGTGGTGTTGCCTATTGGATGGGCAAAGACAAGTTCTATTCTTACGATGGACGCACGCAAACACTACCTTGTGATGTTCGGCGGTTTGTATTTAACGACTTTAACGAGTTGCAGTACGACCAAGTATTTGCAGGAACAAACGAAGCATTTCACGAGATATGGTGGTTCTATTGCTCACAAAACAGCCAAACAATCGACCGATATGTCGTCTACAACTACCTCGAAAAGACGTGGTACTACGGCACAATGGCGCGTACAGCGTGGCTTGACTCTGGACTGCGTGACTACCCACTAGCGGCTTCATACACATACAACTTGACCAACCACGAGTTTGGCACCGACGACAACGAGACAGGCACCCCTGTGCCGATTTCAGCGTCTATCACGTCTGGGCAGTTTGATATAGATGACGGTGATCGGTTTGCGTTTATTTGGCGCTTGATGCCGGACATGACGTTTGATGGCTCTACGACGGACGATCCTCATGCCACTATGAGTCTGTTGCCGTTGGCTAACTCTGGTTCGGGTTATAACAGTCCTACATCTGAGGGAGGGTCCAACTCTGGTACGGTAACACGTACGGCTACAGTGCCTATTGAGAAGTTTACAGGACAGGTAAACACGCGCGTGCGTGGCCGTCAGATGTCTATCAAAGTTGAATCAGATTCTCTTGGAGTTCGATGGCAGTTAGGTTCACCACGAGTGGACATGCGCCCTGACGGGAGGCGCTGATGGCTAACGAATTAGAGCGTCCTGCTCCTCCTGCGTTGCCTCTTGCAACCGAAACTTACGACCGCCCATTTATGGATCAGAACAGTAATGTTCTGCGGTTGTTCTTTACGCGCCTTATAAATGCGTTTGATAACTTAGTCAGTACCGATAGTGGAGGTAGATTCCTTCATTTTCCGTACGGTGTCTTTTACAGCACTGTAGACCAAACAGCGGCAAACCCTAATACAGGCTATGCAGTTACGTTTAATACGACACGTGCTAGTAGTGCAGTTACTGTTGCAAGTAACTCTCGTATCACTGTTAGTAACGACGGGGTGTACCACGTAAAAACAACTCTGCAACTTGAGTCTACAAACAGCGCTTCTAAAATTGTGTCTATTTGGTTGGTAGTAAATGGTACGGCACAGATTAACAGTGCACACGAGTACATTATTGCAGGGTCTGGTAACAAAGATATAGCCAACTGGAACAGTTCATTAGCGCTTTCCGCTAACGATTACATAGAAATATTTTGGGCTACGGATGATGTAAACGTTTCACTTAACGCAAGCGCCGCTTCCTCACCCCGCCCCGCTGTTACATCCGCATCGGTTGCGGTAACATTTGTTAGCAATACATAACGGCTGGGTATCGTATGGCGTATTACGTAGGCACAAAAGAGTTTCCCAGCATTACTGCGGCGCTGGGGTACCTGCGTGCAAATAGACCGCCCGGTCTTGGGATTACTACAAAGCCGGTAGGCGGAAAGCCTGCACCTACTACAAAACAGCCTGCTCCCGCGCCAGCACCAGCACCTTCGTTACCTACACGTCCTACTACGTTTGATCCTAGCAGAACACCTAATTTTCCCGGCGGGCCAGCTCCAGTTCCAACTCCTGCGCCAGCCCCTGTTCCAACCCCAGCCCCTGTTCCGGCTCCTGCGCCACCTCAAGATGACAGAGCAGACAGAGAGTTACAGGAACGTATTCGTGCGGAAGCAGAAGCTCGTGCTAGAGCCGAGGAAGAAGCTAGACGTAGAGCCGCCGAAGAAGCCGCTCGTAGGAGAGCCGAAGAAGAACAGCGTAGACAGCAAGAAGAGGCCAGACGCGCCGCAGAGGAAGCTGAAGCTGTTGCTAGAGCCGAAGAAGAGGCCAGACAACGCGCTGAAGAAGCTGCGAGAGTAGCCGCTGAAGAAGCCGAACGTAGAAGAGCAGAGGAAGAGCAACGTCGAGCAGAAGAGGCTAGACGCATTGCTGAGGAAGAAGCCGAACGTAGAAGAGAGGAAGAAGAGGCCGCTAGACAACGTGCAGAAGAAGAGGCACGCCAACGTGCGGCAGAAGAAGCCGCAAGGGTAGCCGCTGAACGCGAAGCCGCTCGTATTCGTGCCGCACAGGAAGAGGCTCGACGACAAGCAGAAGAACGCGCACAAAGAGAAGCTGAAGAAGAGGCTCGACGTCAAGCTGAGGAAGAAGCTCGTTTACGTGCAGAAGCAGAAGCAGAAGCTCAACGTCGAGCAGAAGAAGCCGCAAGACTTGAAGCTGAACGCGAAGCCGCACGGATACGTGCTGAAGAAGCTGAAAGACAACGTGCGGCGGAAGAAGCCCGACAACGTGCGGCAGAGGAAGAAGCCGCTAGACAACGCGCTGAAGAACTTAGACGTCAGCAAGAAGCGGCAGAGGCTATTCGCCGTGCAGAAGAAGCACAGCGTGCCGCAGAAGAAGCCGCTAGACAACGCGCCGCAGAAGAAGCCAGACGCCAAGCAGAAGAGCAACGTAGAGCCGAAGAAGAAGCTCGACAACGCGCGGCGGAAGAAGCCGCTAGACGTCAAGCAGAAGAAGCCCGACGCCAAGCCGAAGAAGAAGCACAGCGTGCCGCAGAAGAAGCGGAGCGTAGACAACAAGAAGAAGCCAGACGTGCGGCGGAAGAGGCCGCTCGACGCGCAGAAGAAGCGCGTGCCGCAGAAGAGGCGGCGCAACGTGCGGCGGAAGAAGCGGCTAGACAACGCGCTGAAGAAGAAGCTCGTATCCGTGCAGAGGAAGAGGCGGCTAGACGTGCCGCAGAAGAAGCGGAACGTGCCGCCGCAGAGGAAGCACAACGTCGTGCAGAAGAAGCTAGACGTATAGCAGAAGAGGAAGCTAGACGTCGCGAAGAGGAAGAAGCCCGACGCCAAGCAGAAGAAGAAGCAGGCCCGACATTGCCTGATGACCGACAGGGTGATGATGGTGTAAAACGTGAACCCGGCGAATCTCCTGATTTTCCCGGCGGGCCAGCCCCCGAGCCAGCACCTGCGCCTGAACCTGAACCTGAACCTGAACCAGCGCCAACACTGCCTGATAATCGGCAGGGTGATGACAACACAAGACGAGAACCCGGTGAATCGGATGATTTTCCCGGTGGACCTGCTCCGACAAGTGGCTCAAGTGATTCTAGAGAAGCTCCTGAAGACACTCCTCCGCCTCCGGGTCCACCTCAGCCTTCGCCTGAATCAGATGACGAACGGCTATACCCTTATATATACACAGCGCGAAATGATGATTTAGAAACTGGACAAAGCAGAGGGCCGTTAGATGGTCTTTCTGTTGACATGCTTACCGCACAAGAACTAGCCGGTCGGTTTGCACAAGACACCTATGCCCAAAGAGCGTTTGGAGATTTTGATAATTACATAGGTTATCTAGGAGATCTTTTAGATCTCGCAGAAGAAAATCCAGAAATTGCTTGGTGGGATGGTTATGGATTTAGAAACCTAACTGGATCAAACCAACAAATCGCTGACTTTTACGGCCTTGAAGATGAAGATGCTCGAAGCGGTAGTGGCGCAAGAATCGATGCAGAGTCTGCAAACTTAGCGGCGGCTAATGAAGCATTTGAAGCGATGTTGGCATTGCCAGAGTTTCGTCAGCTTGTTGCTGATCGAGGCATAGAAACACAGTTTAGACTCAGCAGTAATGACATATATGTATTTAATGGTTTAACCGCCACCGAAGTTCATGAAGGCGCTGATACGTTTGGCGCTTACTTCTCAGCCGCAATGAACCTAGCAAACCGGCTTGCGCTTGCCTATATGACGGGCGAAGTTTCAGGAGCTATACAAGCGGCGGCGGCGACAGGTCAGTATGGCTCATCAATGCAACAAGCCGCTGAGTTTCTTGAGTATCTTAACTCAGGTGGTGGTGTTCTTACTGGGTCTGGCTATGGGCAGACTACATTTGGTGACATGTCCCCTACTGAATTAATTATATTTCTAGATGAAGTTAATAGCGCTGTAGACGACTTTAATGAAGGAGTAGATCCCGGCGATGTGGACGAAGGACCGTCTGACATTTTTACAGAAGAAAATGTATTCGACATGCTCAGGGATATTATGTCGGGCACTCAGGGCAACATTGAAGGTCTTGATCCAGAAACGATAGATGCTATTCAAACTGTTTTAGAAGGTTCATCAGATGAAGAACTGCAAGAAGTAGCGGCAGAAATAGCGGCGGCAGGTGGTTGGGAAGAGTGGCTGTCGCAACAACCCACTGGAGATCCCGGTGACCAAGAACCTGATCCACCAGAACCTGAGCCAGAGCCAGAACCAGAAGCTCCTGAGCAGGAAACAGTATCTTTAGAAGAATTCCAAGAGCAATTCCCTGATCTTGACCCCGCAGAGTACATGGAAGACGGTACGTGGACTGATCCAGACACAGGAATTACTTATGTAATTAATATACCTCCAGAGATTCCTGAAGAAGAAGTAGAGCTTGAACCCGTGCCCGAGCCTGAGCCCGAGCCTGAGCCTGAGCCAGAAGAAACCGAGGAAGAAGATTCAGAAGAAGATTCAGAAGAAGGCACTCCTGCGGAAGAAACCGAGGAAGAAACTGAGGAAGAAACTGAGGAAGAAACTGAGGAAGAAACTACGGATGATGCCCCACCAGATGATACGGAGGATGACCCATTCCCATTCCCAGATTCAGATCCAGCACCTGAACCTGAGCCGGAACCTGAGCCGGAACCTGAGCCACCGGTTGACGATGCACCTATCAAGTGCCCAGACGGTTATTTTTATTCTGAAGTAACAAAACAATGTGAGCCTATAAAACAAGCGCCGCAAGAACCTGAGCCAGAGCCCGAGCCAGAACCTGAGCCAGAGCCCGAGCCAGTACCAGAACCAGAGCCTGAGCCCGAGCCAGAACCAGAACCGGAACCACCGGTTGACGACGATGATCGGGAGGGAGAACCTCCCATGCCACCTGCTGAAGACCCTGAGCC